AGTTGATGTATTTTCAGCAGCGGCTCCTAATCCAAAGATATTAGGTATTAACTGACCTAATTGTTTCTTGTACTCTTCAGACATAACAGTTGTCTTGCTAATCATCTGTGTGATAGCAAGAAACGCTCGTCCTGTTTGTTCATGATCCCAACGTAAAGCAGCACCCGTTGTAATCACTGCTTCAAATATTTTCCTTTCATCTTCTAGAGTAAATCCTGCCATACGAGCTGCAGCAGTAAACTCTGTATATGGTTGTACTAATCCTCTTACATTTGAACCTAATTTATTAGAAACGTCTAAAACATATTTATATTCATCAGCCACTAATGTAGCTGAACCCGTTGACGATAATAATAAGGCGTCAAATTTTTGTTGGTCCGAAGCTGCTTTAATGGCAGCTTCACTGATCTTATAAAGACCAACAGTCATTGCAACAGCACCACCAACAAATAGTGCCATTGAAACTGTATTTGAGTCCAACAAGCTCGTCATAATTGCTATACGAGCTCCGACTCCAGATAATGGACCTAATGCTAAGACAGACGCCTTAGATAGATCATGCATTATCAATGAAAGTGCACTAGCAGGTTTCTGTGCTCCTGCCATAGCTATACGTGTAGCTAATAGCGCATCATTTAGTTTTCTTTGCGCTGCTGCTATTTGTTCTTGAGTGCCTCCTTGTAAAGCTCCTGCAAAATTTTGTAAAGCTGCATTGTTTTGATCTATCGTAGAAGAGGGTAATCCACTACGAAGTACTCTAGCATTTAAATATGCAACATTTCTTTGAGCCGATAAAAGTCTTGTTACAAGACGTTCTTGTTCGTTTTGTGTAGCTAATTGTTCTCTTAATTGTCTTGTAGATTCTCCTAATTCTTGATTATATTGACGTTGAGCTGCTCGTAAATCATTTACACCTTTAACGTCAGTTTCAACTGCATGAGCAAGATTATTATATGCATTCTGAAACTGTACTAAATTAGATTCACCTGCACCTGCAACACGAAAACGTGATTGCAGATTAGCCATCCGCTCCCAAGCTGCGACTAAAGCAGCTTGTTTAGCTTCTGTCAACGCAATAGCATCAGCTTCTTCTTTTAAGGATCTTGTAGCTTGTTGTACTGCTGCGGATAAACCTACTTGTGCTCTTACACCTTCATGAGGATCTAAAGCTCTAGATGCTTTAACTGCTGCATCTAGTAATGCTCCATAATCTTGAGTTAATTTACGTACTTGTGCATCATCAACACCGACTTGTTTCATCTTGTCGGTTAATGCACTTACCTTATCAAAGACAGAAGACATGATGCGCTCAACGCGCACCATGCTCTGATATGCTTTTCGCCCTGCTTCGTCATTAGCATGACTTGCTTTAACAACAGCATCACCAAAAGTACGAAGCTTCGCTAGACTAGCATCTAGCGAATCGTCATTCGCAAATAGATTAAAACCTACTGTTCCGAGTTCAACGTTGCGGCCTACCACGCGATTCTCTTTTCTCTAGGTAATCTACAAAAACGTAATGACGAAATAATTCATCTAACGGCATAGTCCTAATTTCAGCTTCAGTTTTACCTAAAGCATGACATACCGTTAAGATTATTCTTATGAGGGCGTTACTTCGGATGAGTTTTTTGCTGACGTCACCTGATTAGAAGCACTAACAAATGATGTAATTGCGTCAATAATGCTCTGATAGATACCACCAACAGGCATATCCATTATAGCATCAGCATCTTCAGGTTGGAAGACCTTTTCATCTGTTCCCGGTACAAATACAGTTTGTACCATCATGCGAGCCATTCTTTCTCTCGCAGAACCTGAATCTACTTGATCTAACATATCTCCTGCAAGAGGTTGTCTAACTTCTACTTCGAATTTTACACCATCTTCTTCACCAATAACAATGATCTTAGATCCTCTTTTGATCCCGAAAATCTTAGCTCTAAGAGAATCACGGATTGCAGACGAGGGCATAGTAGACATGATTGAGGGCTTTCTATCAAAAGTAAATAATCTATCATATAGATAGAACAAAAAGCCGATTACTCGGCTTATTTCTTGTTCAAATAAAACAACTATCACGGCAATGCTGTTAATGCACCGCTACCTTGTAAAGTTACACTAAAGGTATTAATCGAATTTTCACCACCCGTTAATGACATATTAGCAACAACAGCTTGACCCTTATAACCATTAGTTCCATCACCGAGGTATTTGACATAGACTAATGTTTCTTGTTCAAATGCATCAAGAAGAATCTTTACTGCTGTAGGAATAGGAGTACTTCCAGAATGTTGCCATGCAAAAGGCGAAGCAACTGGTAATTGGGACGACACAGATAATGGTACCACCAAGTGGAAATTAATCATTTCCTCTTCTAAGGCGCCAACTGCTCCAGATCGCTTCTCTTCCATCAACTTGAAGAAGCCTCTAGCCAAGCTACCAGAGCTTCCTAAGCCATCAGGATTAATCTCAAGAATATATTCTGCACGTGCAATTAAATTGGTATTCCAACCATCAGTTGCAGCGTAAATTGCTGGTAATTGTAATGCAACCTCTCTTAAACCGCCTGTTTGAAAAATTGCAAGACCACCATTAGCAGCTAAAGTCGGAAGATCATTTGCCTTAATAGGTGAAACGGATTGTGTTAAAGTAAAGTTAGTGTATTTCCCAAGAGAAACAGTTGGGATATATTTACCAGTAACAGTAACAGGACCAGTAACAGTATAAGCAGACTTAAAAGTTACTTTACCATAGAGATAATCATACGATAAAACATCTGCGGTATGATCAACTCCATTATCATATACAATCAATGATTCCGATCTATCAGTGATTCTGTGACCTGCAGTAGTTATCTGATAAGTTTTACCAGAAACAAGAGTACATGCTTCAGCGGTCATCGTTGTCGAAGTACTCGGCTTCTTAACGCTGCAAACATAACCAGGATAACCCTTATAGAAGGCGTTTGCAGTGACTTGCCAGTTGATAACACCAGGTTGAATAGACTTATAAGACGATCCAAAAACTGTGTCTTCTAAATTATCCGCTTGATTTTGCATATCACCTGTAGAACCAGGTAAAGTATAATACGTAGTATCATCAGCAGAAATAGAAATAACCTTAGCGCCCATGATTCATCATCCTTTAAGAAATTGCAACTCTGTGACCGCCTGTAACCGCTGCAGGTTCTACATAAAACCTGAAATTTGAAACTAATATAGGTCTAGCATTTTCATCTTGACCCAAATAAGCAACATCTCCTAATTGTACACAACCTCTATACACATCACTATTAACTGTTACAGAACTCATGCCTAATAATTTAGCAACTATCGTTTGTATAGTATCAGAAGCTGTTATGTAATCAGAAGGTTTACCTCGAGTCAATATTTGAACAGAAGGATAATTTAGTAATAGATTTGGCTCAGGAGATAATCCCCCTACAGAATTTATAAGTATAGCTCTATTAGGAGAATCAGGCCATTGTCCAATATAAATTGACCAATCAGTTTGTTGACCAAACGTATATCCTAATCCTACAAGGATATCTTTAACAGAAATTGCAGGATCTTTCATTAAATAGTTCCTGCTAATGTTTTAGCTGCAATATCAAGAGCGTTAGGTAATTCTTCTTCTAACGCTGCTTGTAAATATTTAGATCTTGTAGGAGACTCATGATGAAGCCATGTGAATTCGTGTACTAACGCTGCATACCAAGCTTCATCATTACCAAATGTAATTCTTGCGTAAGGATGTCCAGATTCATCTATTCCCGAATATAACTCACCACTTTCCCATAAGGCACCTGTTTTTTCAGGTGTATAATATTGTGCTTTTTTGAAAACAGGACGTAAAGCATTCTCGCAAGCTATAGGTGCTTCTGCTTTTAATTTTCTAATCAGCTCTTCATACTTCTTTATAATATCAGCCATCGCTAAACGAGCATCTTGAGTTGTAACTTTTCTCCAAAAAGCTTGCGAACCCCAAGATACTGAACCTGGTAAACGCTTAAAATCAAATCCTAAACCTACACTCTTACCTCCTAAAGGAGCCTGATGTGTTGGCTTAGGATAAACTTTATCTGGTATTTTAGATGCCATTAAAGTACAGCTTTATATACTGGATTTAAACTACGTAAATCAGGATTCTTTTCATATGCTTGAATTTTATGAGCCCCTGTAACCGTAGAGGGGCTAGGTTGATTAGAAAAATCACCTTCAGCTAAATAATCTCCAACAGCGACAGGACGATCTATCATAATTACAGCATTACTTACTGTCTCTTTAGAGTTTAACTGACTAGCAAATCTAATTTGCACATCTTCCCAAAAGCAATTACATAATACAGGAGAATTAAATAAATCTCCTCCTGTACCATTAGGAGTAACACTCCACCAAGTACATTTACCTGATAATTTTCTATTTAGAGCAGCCATTTATTACCAATATGGATCAGGTACATCCCAAAATGGAGAATCTTGTTCGGTAGGATCTCCTACAACCTCAAATTGAGCTGTTAATGTTGGTTTATCTGCTTTAGCAGATAATTGAGCTAATATACCTGTAGTATCTATTGTAATAGCAGATTGTCCAAATCTTGTCGAAGCAAGTCCAGCTTTATATACATTATGATATTGTTCTTGAGACGCAACACCTTGTTTCTTTGAAGCCAAAGGACCATTTTCAATGGTCAATAGTGTAAAATGAGCAGCTAAAAACAACTCTATATCTGTTAACTGTGTATCAGTTAACCCAACTCCAACAAGATTAGCATCTACAAGATTCATAGCTAATCTCATTGGAATTGTAACATCTAATGACGGATTTTCCCCCAATAAGGTAGTACATCACTAGATGTTGTACGGGACATATTAAGCCTTGGTTACAGCTTTAACCACAGCCTCTACTGCTTTAGCTTCAGCTTCAGCTTCTGCCTCAGCCTCTACTTGTTCGAGAATAGCTTTAAACTTGTTTACAAATTTTTCAGCATATTCTTTAGTAATTGAAACAATATCTCCTTTCCTAGCAAAAGAACCATCTGGCATCTGATGTTTACCAGCAGCTACCTGATATTGAAATAATGTTTCAACTTCAGTATTCTCACTCATGATGACTCCAATTACAGATTAAGTTAGTTATAAGGGGAATTAATCCCCTTACACATTAACTATAAT